AAATCTGATCGCCACCAGTGCGCAGGCGGTTAAACAGCGCGTCTTCAGTAACGCCCAGCCATTCAGCTGCTTCGGTGTAGCCACCCGGCAAACTGGAAATGGTTTTTTTGATGGCTGCCACCAGCCATGCTGGTTGCTTCTCTATTTTCCAGGACTCATTACCCACGGTTAACTCCTTGAATCGGTGGTTACTGTTGTGATGCCGTTTCGTTAATCTTCTGAGGCCGACTGATCTGTTTAATCATTTCGGCGGTATATAAACCGCTGGAGGCGTTTGCGATGCGTTCGGCATATTCGGTTTCTCCAGTGAAATCAGTGCGAGGAAGGGAGCCTTTTTCCATCCATTTATAAATTGCCCTTGAGCTACATCCGCAGGCATTTGCGATGGTCATTACCCCAATAGCTTTTATGGCCTCAGAAAGAGTTGGAGTTTTTTCTTCTTGCATATGCACCTCATGTTGTGAACTTAAAGTACATATTATGTCGGAACTGATAGTACACGCAAGTCCATCTATGATTGAACTTATGGTTCAGGAAGATAAAGCGCGAAAAGAGTTTTCCCGTAGGCTAGCGCTGGCCTGTGATAAAGCTGGTTTATTGATGCCCGGGCGCCAGGCTGTCATCGCAAAAAGGATGAAGCTCACGCCAAAGGCTGTAAGCAAGTGGTTCAACGGGGAATCAATACCTCGACGCGGGAGGCTACAGGATTTGGCGACAATAATTGGTACGTCAGGATCATACCTGCTTGGCGAATCGAGCGAGGATGGTATCGACACCGACCGCAGTAAACATAATGATATTTATCGCGTTGATGTCTTGGATCTTACAGTTAGCGCGGGACCAGGCGCTTATATGCTTTCTGAGCATGTCGACGTTCTCTACGCTATAGAGTTTACTGTAGGCCATGGAAAAGAGTTATTCGGTAATCGCTCTCAAGACACTGTAAAAGTAATGACAGTTAACGGTGATAGTATGTCACCTACTTTGGTTTCCGGAGATCGGTTATTTGTGGATATTTCAGTTCGCCATTTTAATACCGATGGGATTTACTCATTTGTATTTGGCAGAACATTTTATGTGAAGCGCCTTCAGATGCAAGGAGATCGCCTAGCGGTCCTTTCTGATAACCCAGCTTATGAGACTTGGTACATAGAAGAAAAAAACCAAGATCAACTTTATGTCATGGGTAAGGCTTTGATACATGAATCAATTAAGTATAACAAGCTGTAGTCTTTTATCTCAATGACTTGCTCTGAATTACCATTTCCTGGTTATCCAAAGCCCATAGAGAACAAAACCTATATTGGTCAGCGAGATGGCTAAAGCTAGTGTTGCAAGAAAATCTGATGTGGACATAAAGAATACTCCATGACATACAGTGAAATCGTATCAACTATTGCAATAATAATATCAATCGTTGCAGTTCCTGCAAGCGGCTTGATTAGTTATCGTGTAGCCATTAAGGGAGAAAAAAGGAAAGAGTATAACTCAATCGTATTGCCTATAAGGCTTGAAATTATCAAGCAAATTGACTCTATAAAAAACAAGGATTTTTACAATACAAAAATCCAAAGAGAGCAAATACTACTCGTATGTGACCTTATGGATGAGAAAAGAAGCCAAGCTTTGTTAGACCATTATGAGCAGTATGCGTATGCAACTTCCTTTACAGGAATGAAATCTAGCTTTGGGGAGTATGGCCTTATCAGTATCGGTGATACAAAGCCTGCGCTAGAAACAGCTATTAAGCTGCTGAAATTACTTCCACTGCATTAAATATAATTTAAGAAGTAGAATCTTTCATAACCTCAGTTCTTTTTTTAGCCTATCTCAATCAAGCAACTCATCCCAGAATAATCGAATTTTCTTAAAAAAACCTTTCAAAACATCGCATTATACTTCCCACAAGAAATGATTGTACTTTTGGTACTTTACACAAGTGAACTATTGGTACATAGTTGTATCACCTAAAGCGAACAGGCAGGACGCCCACGAAGTAGCCGCCGGTGGCGTATGAATGACCGGATGATTCGCAAGCAGGAAGTTTCGGGAGGGGTTGCGGTTTGGAGTGACTACCAAATCAAAGCGCTCACCTGGTGAACACGGTCCCGTCCAACCCACGGGCACCAGCTACGGAATACCGTAGGGTTGCCGACTAGTCATCGGCACCCCGCCCGAAACTCCCTGTGATCCAAAAAAATAAAACGTGGTAGTTGCTTGGCGGCGTCTGATCTTATTTTCCCGTGAGGGCGCCGCACTTTTTTACCCAACACACAAGAGCATCACCGGGCGACGGGCTCATAACCCAATCCACCCGGGTACATAAGGCGATTGCAGTCGAGATATTGTGCAGGTGCTCTTCTGTGTTGTGTGGAGAAACTAACCCGGCTGTGTCAGCAGCCTACTTTCAGAGGGTATACCCGATGAGTAATGAACGTTTGACCGATGTGCCTGAGTTTATGGGCGAACTGGACGGCGGCGTGTTCCAGAACAAGATCGCCGTGGCGCTGAGTGAGGTTGCCTTTGGCGTGCTGAACAACGGCCAGAAGGGGAAAGTAACTTTGACCTTTGAGCTGGACCGCATGAGCAACTCTGTCGAAGAGAAGCGCGTGATGATCAAGCACAAGCTGGCTTATGTACGCCCTACCCCACGCGGTAAATCGTCCGAGGAGGACACTACCGAAACGCCGATGTATGTGAACCGCGGCGGCAAGCTTTCTATTTTGCAGGAAGACCAGGGACAGCTCTTTACCCTGGCCGGTGATCCTAACGCGAAGCTCCGCGCTCAACAGTAAGCCCTACCGTTAACCCCATTTAAGGAAATCACATGTCCTACTCTTTAGACTCAGGCGCTATCGAAAAAGTGCAAAACCTTGTCCTTTCCCAGTTCCTGGAAGAAAAACTGTCTTCAGTGGACTGTCCGGCAGCTGTGATCCCGGCTGGCGCAAGTATTGAAAGCCTGGAGCGTCTGTCGTTAGAGCGCTTCCGTTTTCGCGGGAAGATGCAGACAGCCAGTATCGAAGATTTTTCCCGCTATTCCACCGGCTACGCCGAAGAAGGCACACGTTGCTTCATCAATGCAGATGAGATGCGCGCAGTTTCCGTCTTCAACCTGGGCACTCTGGTGAATCCCGGCCATGCCGACAACACCGCCCTGCTCGCTCTGAAAAAGACAGCACCGTACTCTTCGCTGCTCTCCATTAACGGCGAACGCCATACTCAAAAAGAGCTGGCGGAATGGCTGGAAGACTGGGCGGAAAACCTGCTCGGCTTTGATGCTGAAGGTGCAGTGCTCGATGCCAAGCGATCGGCTGCTGCAATCCGCAAGATCTCCATCGAATCGATCCAAAAAGCAGACTTTGAAGATCAAGACTTCAGTGGTAAGCGCTCTTTGATGGAATCAGTTGAAGCCAGAACGCAGGACATTATGCCGGTGGCTTTCGAATTTAAGTGCGTGCCATTTGAAGGCCTGAATGAGCGCCCGTTTAAGTTGCGTCTGAGTATCATTGGCGGCGATCGCCCGACGCTGGTGCTGCGCATCGTCCAGCTGGAAGCCCAGCAGGAAGATATGGCTGTGGAATTCCGCGATCTACTGGTCGAAAAATTCAAAGACAGCCAGGTAGAAACTTTTATCGGCGCGTTCACCGCTTAGTCTGCTGCTGCAAATGCCCCCTCAGGGGGCATTTATGGAAGCGGATCCTTATTAATTATCGCCGATGGGCGAGGGATTCCTGTAACCAAAATTCGACGCGGTGCAGCGCGAAATAACACGGAGAATTAACGATGTCCTTTATTCAAACCTTGAGCGGTAAGCATTTTGATTACCTGAACGCGCAAAAAGACGATGTTGATATTGAGGACATCGCCACTGCCCTGTCCAATATTTGCCGCTTTGCCGGTCACCTGCCGGAGTTTTACAGCGTGGCGCAGCACTCCGTTCTGTGCAGCCAGATCGTCCCGGCGGAATACGCCTTTGAAGCACTGATGCATGACGCCGCTGAAGCGTACTGCCAGGACATCCCTGCGCCCCTGAAAAGACTGCTGCCGGACTATCGCCGCATCGAAACACAAGTGGATGACCTGATCCGCTCTAAGTTCGGGTTGCCCCTGCATCAGTCCGACCTGGTCAAATATGCAGATCTCATCTTGCTGGCGACCGAACGCCGCGATCTGGAGATTGATGATGGTACGCAGTGTCTGATCCTTGAGGGCGTTCCCGCGTCTGATCTGATTCAGGTTGTACCACTGCGCCCAGGCCAGGCCTATGGTCTGTTCATGGACCGCTTCAATGAACTGAGCGAGGCGCGCCAATGAAAGAGCAACTGGCAAAAATGACCATCATTGAGCTGGTCAGAACGGCACACAGCTACTCCACCAGCATCAAGCAGACCGGCGTTTATTCTGAACTGGTACGGGAAATGGCATCTCGGTTGGAGGCGCTAAATTTGGCGCACATAGGTGCCATGGCGGCGCTGGACACTACAGCGAAGCGCATCGCCGCGCTTGAGGCGATAACGCTCTCCGCGAAACCAATTGGGTATTTCGCGTATGACACTGATGGTGGCTTTACCAACCACGACACGGCAGAGCGAGCACAGAAAGAGGCCCAGGACGCTATCGAATACTTCCGCGAGTCAGCCTGTGATGGCTGGAGTGACGAAGTTGATAGCGTGTGCTGGGGCGCAATTATGCAGCATGCCGAAAAAGTTGATGAAAGGCCAGTAACAAGCGAGGACAGATGCGCAAGCCATATTGAGTGCTATTGCGATTACACACTGTTGCCAAGCATCAAATTGAATATCGAGGATGAATCGGTATGTCAAATACAACCATAAAGCTGTATCTGGTCAATACAGCCTCTTTACTGTTAATGATTGAGGAGCACGCAGAATGAGCAAAGTTAAAACCCATACCGGAATCATCATCACCAAAGATGGTGAAAAAACGGTGAAGCTCCGTGAAACAGCGACTACGTGGTGCGTGGGACGTAATGAAACGTATCGCAAAGAAGATGGCCGACGTTGCGGCGCGCCGCTTACGTCACGACGTCTTAAGCTTGCCAGCATTAAACCCATCGAAGACGGAATAGCATGAGGGAATTTCAAAGCAACGCATAGTTGGTAAGTTGGTAGCCACTGGCCACGAATTCGACCGATTGATGTCGCACGATACGGCAGCGGTAAATCCTGCCGCCAGAGAAGAAGGTGAAACGCCCGGGTGCAGCCGGGCTGAGTGGAGAAAATAATGTCACGAATGATCCCCTTAATGGATTGGGCAAGAGAGGAATTCGGCGAGCAAGCTCCAAGCGAACGTGTGCTTAAAAAATATGCCAAAGGAAAGATGATGGCTCCTCCAGCTATTAAAGTTGGAAGATGCTGGATGGTTGACCGCTCGGCACGCTTCGTTGGAATCCTTGCAGAGCCTAAATTACCTGTAAGGGCCAGTCCTAAACTACGACGGATTATTGCAGATGGCTGCTAGACCAAGAACTCATAACATTTCTATTCCAAACCTTTACTGCAAACTTGATAAGCGTACAGAAAAGGTTTATTGGCAATACAAACATCCGATCTCAGGGCGCTTCCATAGTCTTGGAACTGATGAAGCAGAAGCGCGTCAAGTAGCTTCCGAGGCTAACTCGATCATAGCGGAGCAGCGCACTCGGCAGATCCTGAGCGTAAACGAAAAAATCGCCCGCATGCGCGAGTCTAGGGAGTTTATCACCGTTACTACGTGGCTTGATCGCTACCTTGCCATCCAACAGGAGCGACTTGAAACAGGGGATATTAAACTCAACTCAGTGAAACAGAAGAAAAAACCCGTTGAACTGCTTCGCCAGCACTCCGGGATGATGTATCTGAAAGACATTACAACGCTGGAAATAGCGGAAGTCGTGGACATGGTAAAGGCCCAGGGCTACAACCGCATGGCGCAGGTAGTCCGGACTACATTGATCGACGTCTTCAAGGAAGCTCAGCATGCCGGGCATGTTCCTCCTGGCTACAACCCGGCGCAGGCCACACGTCAGCCACGCAATCGGGTAATACGAGAACGACTTTCCCTCGAGGAGTGGAAAGCAATTTACGCCGCGGCCGAACGCCACCCGCCATATCTTCAGTGCGCGATGCTGCTGGCCGTGGTCACCGGTCAGCGAATCGGGGATATTTCCCGAATGAAGTTCACCGACATTTGGGATGACATGCTCCACGTCGAGCAAGAAAAGACTGGCGCCAAAGTGGCGCTGCCGCTATCACTTCGTTGTGAGGCGCTGAATATTTCCCTGCGTGAGGTTGTGGCTAAATGCCGTGATGCCGTGGTCAGCAAATATTTGGTGCATTTCCGGCACAGCACATCGCAGGCAACGAGGGGCGATAAAGTTTCAGCCAGTTCGATAACAACCACGTTCAAAAAAGCCAGAAATCGCTCAGGGCTTTCATGGCCTGAGGGTAAGGCACCAACATTCCACGAACAACGTTCGCTGTCAGAAAGACTGTATGAGGTCCAGGGGATCGATACACAAAAATTACTCGGTCACAAATCACCACAACAGACGGCAAGGTACCATGATGACCGCGGAAAAGACTGGACGGTCGTAGCCGTTTGAGTAGCATATTTTATAACCAGTTTTGGGGAAGAGTTTTGGGGAGGTTTTGGGGAAAGGATTGGAAAAGTAAAAAGCCAACATAAATCTAAAATCTATGTTGGCTGTAAGTTACAAAAATAGTATTACATATGGCTGATGATCGCGTCGCCAAACTCTGAACATTTCAGCAGCTTAGCACCTTCCATCAGCCGTTCGAAGTCATAGGTTACGGTCTTCGCGGCAATCGCGCCTTCCATACCTTTAACAATCAGGTCTGCGGCTTCGAACCATTCCATATGACGCAGCATCATTTCAGCAGACAGGATAACGGAACCTGGGTTCACTTTGTCCTGACCTGCGTATTTCGGTGCGGTGCCGTGGGTAGCTTCGAACAGAGCGCATTCGTCACCGATGTTCGCGCCTGGAGCAATACCGATACCGCCTACCTGGGCTGCCAGCGCATCAGAGATGTAGTCGCCGTTCAGGTTCATACAGGCGATCACGTCGTATTCAGCCGGACGCAGCAGGATCTGTTGCAGGAACGCATCGGCAATCACATCTTTAATGATGATTTCTTTGCCGGTGTTCGGGTTCTTGATTTTCTGCCATGGGCCGCCATCGATCAGCTCGCCGCCGAATTCTTCTTTCGCCAGCTGGTAGCCCCAGTCTTTGAAAGCGCCTTCGGTGAACTTCATGATGTTGCCTTTGTGAACCAGGGTCACAGAGTCGCGATCGTTGGTGATAGCGTACTGGATCGCTGCACGCACCAGACGCTTGGTCCCTTCTTCAGAACACGGCTTCACGCCGATACCACAATGTTCCGGGAAGCGGATTTTCTTCACGCCCATTTCGTCGCGCAGGAATTTGATCACTTTTTCAGCTTCAGCGCTGTCCGCTTTCCATTCGATACCGGCATAAATGTCTTCGGCGTTTTCGCGGAAGATCACCATATCGGTCAGGTCAGGACGTTTAACCGGGCTTGGCACGCCTTCATAGTAACGTACCGGACGCAGACAGACGTAAAGATCCAGCTCCTGGCGCAGGGCCACGTTCAGGGAGCGAATGCCACCGCCTACCGGGGTAGTCAGCGGGCCTTTGATCGCCACGCGGTAGTCGCGGATCAGATCAAGGGTCTCTTTTGGCAGCCAGACGTCCTGGCCATAAATCTGGGTGGATTTCTCACCGGTGTAAATTTCCATCCAGGAAATCTTACGCTCACCTTTGTAGGCTTTTTCCACGGCGGCATTCACCACCTTCAGCATAGGCGGGGTCACGTCCACACCGATCCCATCGCCTTCGATGAATGGGATAATCGGATTATTAGGAACATTGAGTTTGCCGTTTTGCAGGGTGATCTTCTGACCTTCCGTCGGAACAACTACTTTGCTTTCCATTCACCTCTCCTTCGAGCGCTTCTGGTTATGACTGATTTTTTGTTAATGAATTGTAATGAGCCTGTCAATACTAACTGATTGTTGGGTTTCATGAAAGGCACTCGTTATTCGGTTATAATGCGGCAATTGATAACTTCTGAAAATACCATGCTGAAAACTTCTAATAGAAATCACCGGGTTAAGCGATTCAGCTCACGACTTACTGCTAAGCGCCCCACGGAAAGCGGGCCGAAACGGGTCATCCTGTTCAATAAACCCTACGATGTGTTGCCACAGTTCACCGACGAAGCCGGACGGCGAACGCTGAAGGATTTTATTCCGGTAGCGGGCGTGTACGCTGCCGGTCGTTTAGATCG